ATATGTAACAGACTTTTTAGACGAGTTCATATAACTTACGCCTAATGTTAAACTGGTAATATCACTTACTGCAATATTACCATTGTCACTACCATAATCATTTGTATTGTCTACTATAACCAATACTTTGTTATCGTTCCTTACCCCTAAGGATAAACTTGTTGTTAATGCCATATATTAAGAAAAATAGGGGGCCAGGGTTGGTCTGACCCCCATGTTATACTAATTAAAGAGAACTTATATTAGCAAAAGCTTTTGGCGTTGAAGCCATCCAGGGATTCAACAGACCCCTAATATATGTCTGCTGACCATCGCCATTAGTACCATCAGGAATAGCAATAATGGTTTTTACCTGTGTAGTTTCTAAGTATAAGTTATTTGGAGTCTTATAAGGAACTTCGTGCTCAATAGTTATAATATGATAAGTAAGAGACGGGTTGGTGGAAAATTCGGGAAGAATAACAGGGAATTCACGCCTATTATATACACCTTCATAACCCCAAGATTCCTTTTCAAGATCCCTCATAAGTTGCCATGTACCAGATCCTGTAGTTGCACGAGTGCCCACAGTAACTGTATAAGCTTTCTGCTCATAACCATCTGTATCAATGTAGTTGATATATGCATCAAATGAAACAACTCTCACTTCATCGATATCGTTTAAACTAGTAGTACAACCAGGAATAGCCCTACCCGTAAGAGTAAAGGTATCACTAGCAGTAGCATAGCTAGCAGTAACACGACGATCACCATTATTATTAACAGCTGCTACAAGATTAGCGCCAAAGGTATCCACAGCGGCAGCATCGGCTGCAGTAGCAGTATAACGCCACTCCTGCTTAAACATACCTGGATGTTCTTCGAGATCCTTATAGACACAACGTACAATGTATTCCCTACCTGCAGTCGGAGCAGTTAAAACAGAATTGCTAACTTGCTGAGCCATTGCAGCATAAGCCCTACCACTATATTTCGTAACATAGTTGCCTATAATAGGATCTGAAAGCCTAATCTTACGAGCCGTAATAGCAGAACCGCTTTCCGGAACAAGTGGATAGGTCTTAGTAGTACCAATACCAATATAGATAGTATCGCTATCAGCCACAGTATCGTTAGCTGTTAAAACATTAAAGTTCTTATTAAGAACAGTAAGTTCCCCATCACCAAGAGCGTCAGTACCACCAGTAGTCATAAGAGATGTTAAAGTCTCACCACCAGTAATATTAGCGTTCTGAGCAACAGATTTTGCTATAAACAGCTTAAAGGGTTTTGTAATCATTATTTATTATTTATTAAATTAATATTACTCCATTTCAGCCACCTTAGTCGGGTATGACTGAATACGTGGAGATTCAATATTCTCAAGTGCAATATTTACTGCGAGCTTAACTAATTCAGGATGCACATGATTTGGAAAATCAGGTGAATCTGTAGCCGCTAATGTTGTAAATGACTCAGGCTCCTTAATATACCTAATTATATAATTAAATATACTATATGTGCCGTCTGTTATTAATTCAACATAATTAGACTTAATTAGCCTTAATGGGCTAGCAGTATTATAATGCAACCTATGTGGAGACAGGGGATCGTGTACTTGAGCAATATATGTATTTGCTGAACATTCTGTTATTGGTTGTATTTTATTAACAGATTGATGTGTTAAACGATCTATATAAGTTATAGTACATTCTTCACCTACTAAAAACATATATGGATCATCTGTATCAAGATCTGTTAAATCAACTATATAACAATTGGGTTTCTCAGATACATTAAGGACATCATCGCTTGTTGCTGGTAATGTACCTTCAACTACTAAATACCTTAAATCATCCAGTCTCTTTTGATTTTGTTCAAAAGAAGTACCAGCAGGGTTGTTACCACCATACCTACTTTTAACAAATTGTTCTTGAGCTCTATCAAAGAAATAATCAATCTCAGCTGGTATAAAAGCAGGATATTGTAGTGATTCAACCTTGTCTAGTTCAATCTTAAATGCTATATGCATTTCTGATTTATTCATCTACTTCTTCTTTTTTTGGTTTTGCCTTGGTTTTTGGTTTCGGAGCCTCTGCCTGTTGAAGTGACTCTGCTATATCTTCCTCTGAAGCTTCCCCAACAACATAATAGTCTTTTGTATCACAAGCATTCATGATTGCCAAACGAATATCTTGATTGTTTGGAGAATTTAAGAAAGCTATAGTATCGTCCAAGCTGCTACCTATAACATCAGAACCATAAGTATAAATATTTTTATTCTTACGAATTATGTTTTTAGCTACAGCAACTTCAATTAAAGTTTCTATCTCACGAGATTTATTATTAACCCACCTGTCTAAAAATTTCTTAGGATTAGCTTCTACAAATGTATAAAGTTTATTCTCAGCGACTTCAGACGACATGCTTTCTGCATTATAACCAAACAACCGTAAACACTTGCGTATTTCTGTAGGAGTAAGTTTGCTAAATTCCATAATAGCGTCTCGTTTAGTCCTATTGAATACATTCTCGACCTTAGCCTCTTCGTCCCTATTTATTAATACAAAGTCAGCAGTTGCTTTTTGCTCTAATAACGAGTTTTTAACACGCTTGTGACCCTTACAAAATAAATATTTTAATTCATCAAAGGGGTCTGAAGTATCAAGTATTATATCATTGACAGATGTACGAATCCTAAAATTAATCCAAAATGGATTTGTAGAAGAACGGGATAAGTCTATCCCCAACTGAGCACCAAGACGCTCTTCGTCTTCTAAAGTAAGTCCGGTGTACATAGAACCAGACCTAGTTAAATATGGTCCTAGGTCGTCAAAGCAATTTTTATACCTGAGTATACCTGACCATTTATTCCAGCCTATAGGGCGCAATATAACTTGCATAGTTATAGATATTTAAATTAAACATAAGAAGAATGTTAGGGGTGATTAATTATCACCCCACATTACATTCAGTATTATTCAGCGTCGCAATACAGTTCACCAGAAGTTGTAGGATCAGCAAGCATTACACCAAACTCTGAAAGGAAGTGTACTGAGTACCCGTCCTTAGCGTTAGAACGAAGCGTGCTGATTGATTTAGCGTGTCCTGAGCCAGGAGCAACTGAACCAGCGGTATGCCATACAACGAGTTCACGATCTTTACGGACTATCTTACGTAAGTTGGATTCACCATCGCGCATACTAGCATCTATAATAAGGATGCGGTATGACTCAAGAGGCTTACCACTTATCGGGTGATATTTACGGTTGTGAACAACATCGTCGAGGATAGGCAGATGCTTAAGGGTAATTGTAATACCATTAAGTCCCTTATA